TCTCCTGTTCTAAGTGCTTGGGTCAAGCCATTCCTAAAGTCAGAGGCAAAACTAGTTGCAAATTCTTGTCCAGAAGTCTTTGGTGTTTTCTTATCGTCATCACCACCACCGTCTCCTGCATTTGGAACTTCTCCCACTGCTTTATCAAGATCAACAACATCATAGTTTCTATTGATATACGCTCTACGATCTGCATAAAGTTTATCTAAAAGTCGTTCTAGCTTTATAACTCCGATTCTATCATTAAGTTCCATAGAAGTTTTAATTTCTCTAGAAGTCTCTAGGATCATATCATCATAAGGAGATACGTACCCTCCTGGAGCAAATTGTTTAAGAACACCACCACTATTTAACATATTTAAGAAGTTAGTACCATATTTTTTAACAGCAGACGCTTTAATAACATATTCGCCATTAGATAACATTGCAGGGATATCATCTGAAGTTCCTGTTCCTGGACCTCTTACTACACCGCCAGTTGCCATTCCAACACCGCCAAACTCCCCGTAAGTAAATATGTCTCTTTCTTGTGCCAGTTTTAATTGAATATCTGCAGCTTCATCAAGCTTACCTAAAACTCTATCTAATACAGATTCGCCGCCATCAAAAACATTAAAGAAGGAATTAACTTTATCATACCAAGCATCTGTAACAGGCTCTAAAAGACCTCTTAATTCTCCTAGCTCGTCTGCACTTAATCGAGAAAGTTCTTTAGCACTAATTTCGCCTGTTCGAATCATTTCTTTTGCAAAAGCAGGATCTTGTCTTGCAGTTTCTAAAATCTTTTGTGACTGTTCAGTCTGATCTTCTTCTATAGTTTTACCAGTAACTGCTCTGCGAACAACATCCTTTAATTTTGGTGCCATATCTTTTATTGCATTACCAATTGCTACTGCTAGGCCTACGGTGAGACCAACAATAACTCCTCTTTGAATTTGAGTACCAATACTTACACCTAAACCAAAAGCTTTTGCTCTCCATTTAGCAGAGTTACCAATAAGCAAAGGCATAGCTAATCCATTAGTGAGTGCTAAAACAAGACCTGAAGCAAATTCAGTTGCAAATTTCCCTGCAACAATTCCTCCAGCAACTTTAGCACCTAATTTAAACAATTCTGTTCTTAGTTTACCAACAATAAGTACAGTTGCCAAAGCTGCAGCTAAAGCTCCTGCAAAAGTATTAGCAAGTTCATCTTCAAATTCACTTCCAAAAAGGCCTCTGATTAGCCCAGAACCTGCAGCGTTTAATGTATCTGCAATTCCTTGTACAAGTTCAGCGCCATAGTCACCTTCTCCTGTAAAGAGTCCTGCAATTATCTCTCCAATACCTTGAGCAACTTCTTCTACTGAAGCTTGAAATGCTTTACTATTTAGTGCTTCTGGTGCAAGGATTACCGATGCAATTGTTACAGCAACTTTTTTAAACCCAACTTTAGCAGCGGCAACAAAACCTACAACTAAAGCTGCAGCTATTTGAGCCTGACTGTCCGAAAGTCTTTGTATAAAAGAATCTGCAGCAATTTTACCGCCCTCGATATACTCTTCCGCAGTATCCGCTGTTCCTGATACAAAACGAGTAACGGGGGAGGCCTGTGCTGCAATAAGAGTTCCAGCAGTTTTTAATGCACCTACTAAACGATCCAAAATAGTTTCAAAGTTATCAGAAAACTTAACTTCAACGTAATTAAGACCACTACCAATTAAATCTACTAACTTACCAAGCGCAGTTCTTTCTGTAAGAATTGCCTCTCCAGATGAAATTGTTTTATCTAAAGATATTAGTTCTCTAGCATTTTGACTAATATCAATAACAAACTTACCACCTGCCTTTGATGCATATTCAGCTATTCTTCCGAATCGAGTAAGTACTTCTTGCTCACCGTCTGGTGTTTCAATCTTTTTAGTACTTAGGTAATCAATTAAGTTAGTCCAGAGTTCCGTAACATTATCATATAAATTGCTAAAGAAATCTGTAATATCCCAGGTCCAAAGCTCTAAGGTTCCACGAACATCATCAATTGCTTTTGCAAATTTAGGACCACCAATTCGGTCAGCGCCTTTCCAGAAAACATCTGCCCAATAGGAATTTCCTACTACCATCTTTTTAATTTTAGCAAAGAAACCGATAATCTTCTCTTTCCAAGCAGAAAGAGTTGCTGCTACATCATCAATAGAGGGTATAAATTCAGAAAGATCTATCTTTTCAATTTTAATCTTAATGGGTGCTAAAACGCCACCTAAATTTGCTTGTAAGGAATCGTTTATTTCTGTAAAAGCACTTGTAAGAGTTTCATAAGAAAGAGGTACATCAAAAAGTCCTGTAATAGTCTTTTTTACTTCTCTTGCAAATCTACCTACTCTTACACTAAATAAAGTAAATCTACCGCCAATTAAATCAAGTGTAACTTCAAAGTTGTCTGCAAACGACCTTAAAGCATTGGTCATAATTATGATTTGTTCTTTAAAAGATTCTGAGAATCCGAATTCTCTATCAATAGCGCCTAAGGCTCTTGTAAATTCATCTCTAAGAACATTTGTCAACTGACCAACTGTTGCATCTAATGTTTTAAATTCATTATCAATAGAAGATGCCTGATCAATAATAGCTTGGAAGACTGTTTCTGCGTCTAACTCGCCATCCTTTGCTAACTCACGAAGCTTACCGAAAGGAACGCCCATGCCATCAGCAATAGCTCTTGCTAGGCGAGGCATTTGTTCAAGAACTGAATTAAGTTCCTGCCCACGAAGTTCGCCAGAAGCCAAACCTTGACCAAGCTGAATAATTGCTGCTTCCGCTGATTGAGCAGTAGCACCAGAAATTGCAGCAGACTGAGCAACAGCTTCAGTAACTGTTAATAGTTGATTAGCACTTTTTCCTGTGCCTTGTAAAGCAAGACCAAATCTATTAAACGTGTCAGCTGCAGTATTAACAGGAAGTCTAGAACGAGCAGCTAGTCCATAAAGTTTTCCTAAAACCGCATCTAGTTCTGCACCTCTACCTACAACAAGAGCAATTCTGTTTTCTAAGTTAACAATGGCATCTGATGCCTGATTAACAGAACGAATAGCAGCATTTGTTGCAAAAGCAGCAGTAATACCTGCAGCAAGATTTCTAAAACCTCTTGTTACTTTTTGTGCCGTATTATCTAAGCTTTTTACTGAACGTTCAAGACTACCAATATCTCTACGGGCTTCTTTGGTATTGGCCCTTACTCTAATTTCCACACCACTCATGGTATTCTCCTTAATAAAATAGCCCCTAACAGTATCTCGTATATCGAAACGCCATCAGGGGCTAAATATTAGTTTGGGGTAAGTATTCCAATTCTTGTCAACACCTGTTCAATAAAATACTTAGGTGCTTGTTTACTATGTCCATTGTTTAGAGTGCTAATATACTCTACCTCGTTAATTATTGTACCCGCCTCTACATCTTCTAGAGACTTAGTTCTTTTCATAACGATTTCATTGCGCCAACCTTTTCTTGCTCTGCCTGTATCTACAGGTGTGACAACTTTTAATTGATCGGTGGCATATTTAATTCTTTCTGAAACTCGAATAGAGCCTAGTTCAGCAATCTCTTCTTCAATTCTTTTTAACTCTTGCTTGTAGTTTACTACTTCTAAGCTAATGTCATTTGCCATCTATACCCCCTATAGGCGACCATCCAGACCCATCTCCCCCTGTTGCTTTAAGCATTTTTTCTAAGAATTTGCCTTTAGGTACAGCTCTATCAGGTTCTTGTTTCTTTTCTTGTTCTCGTTTAATTTGTTTTAAACTTGGGAACAGGCTTTCTGCTTTACCCTTATAACCGAAAGATCTCATCATTAAAAAGGTTCTTTGGTCTTCTTGCCACCCAGGAGGTCTTTCACGAAAGAATTTACACCAATTAATAAACTCCGTATGAGGCATTTCTTCCTCAAGAACATATACAGGTGTTCTTAATTGATACGCAATTTCATATAATACTAGCTCTCTTTCACTAAGTTTCCCGCTTGGGCCTTTTCACCCAATCCGCAATATTGCATAATCTCTTCAGATAACTCTGCGAGGTCTGCAGGGGCAAAAGTATCAAAATCTTCATCGGTCATTTCTTCTGCGCCGATTACAGCAAGACGAAGGACTTCACGCAAAACAAGCATCTCATCTTTGCTTTTCTTTTTGTCATTCAAAATATCTTGAATAGACTTAACTTGTGAAATGCTAAGCTTTCGGACTTCTACTTCATCTCCAGCAAAGGCTACTTTTTTAGTTTGCTGTTTTCCAACTAAATGTTTCATCGAATCTTATCTTTCTCTTCAAATAATTCTTTATTATGAGCTTGAAAGTCATCAAGCATTT